TGAAAGGGGTTGATGTGTATGTCGATGATTAAAGGCATAACAGTTACACTTCATACTCATGCAAAGACTGGAGATGATGATTTCGGACAGCCTGTATTCAGCGATACAACAACCACAGTTGATAATGTTCTTGTGGGTCAGCCTACAACAGAAGCTATTGCAAACGATATGACCATTTACGGCAAACGTCTGGCATATACACTGGCAATTCCTAAAGGTGATACGCATACATGGACAGACACAGAGGTTGAGTTCTTCGGTGAGAAGTTCAGAACATATGGTGATGTAATTCAGGGCATTGAAGCGAATATTCCGTTATCCTGGAACAAACAGGTCAAGGTTGAGAGATATGAGTAACGTCAAATTCAAACTTGATTCAAAAGGGTTAAGGTCGGAAGTGCTTCAAGCTGACTGGATGAAGGAATACATCACAACAGAGGCGCAGAGCATGGCTGATTCTGAAAGTCATGTGAAATCGTTCATTGGATTTGATAGAGCAAAAGCAATCATTTATCCCGATACAAAGGAGAATTCAGGATGATTGAGAAGAATATAATTACATATTTGAAGTCAGAGCTGGATGTTCCTGTGTATATGGGAGAGAAGCCAGCAAACAAACCACAGGAATGTGTGGTATTGAAATACATTGATGGTGGACGCATTAATATGATAGATGCAGCCACATTTTCAATCACGTCTTATTCTACATCATTACAGAAAGCAGCAGAACTTGACATACTGGTTAAAAACGCAATGTATGACATTGTTGCACTTGATAAGTTTAGTTCAAGTAAATGCAGTGGTGGTGGTCAGAACATAGACTCACAGACAAAAGAGTATGCATATGAGTGCATATTTAACTTATATTACATGGAATAATAGAAAGGAATAAACGTTATGGCAAATACAGCTACAAACGTATCAACAGGCAGACCGAATATTGCAGGTGCTGTATATGTTGGTACAATCGGCACAGCAACAGTTCCAACAGATGCTACAACAACTCTTGGAAGTGATTTTACATGCCTTGGTTACGTTTCAGAAGATGGCCTTGAGAATTCTAACGAGCTTACAATGGCAGACATCAAGGAGTGGGGCGGTTCTATTGTTTATCGTTCATTGACTGAGATGGTTGATAACTTCTCTCTTAAGCTTATTGAGAGTGAAAATGTTGACGTATTAAAGGCAGTTTATGGTTCTTCAAACGTTACAGAGTCTTCTGGTGCTATCACAGTTGATGTTAAGTCAGCAGATCCAGAAGAGAAGATTTGGGTGTTTGAACTTTCACTTCGTGGAAACAAAAAGAAGAGAATCGTTATTCCTGATGGAGCAATTACATCAAGAGAGACTATCTCATATACAGCAGAAGATGCTATTGCTTATGGAATTACAGTTTCAGCTTACCCAGATTCAAACGGTTCTACTCATAAAGAGTATATTGCTTAATACATATAATTGGAGGCTTGTATGTTAAAAGGTAAGACAAAAAGTGGTGTAAAATTCAGTATTGACGTTGAAGGTCTTAAAAAAATCGAATGGAAACTCACAAAGCAGATGATGAAAATGTATTCCGAAGACGAGCAGGAGCAGGTTAACGCAATTCTTGACTTGATGGAACTTGTACTCGGTGGCAAAAAGGGAGTTGAAGCATTCGAAGAAGCAATCGCAGTTGCTCATGATGGTTATTTAACCAATGAGATTGTTATTGCAGAATATAAAGACCTTCTTGCAACAGTAGGTGAAAAACTAAAAAACTCCTAGACCTTGCCCATATACTTGCCAAGTATGAGAGCGAGGTTATTTGTGATTTGGCAGAAACCTACCACATATTAGACTATCAAGGGTTGTCAGCTTCATTGGTGGCAACTCTTGTTTTAGGTTTGAGAGATGATTCAAGGGTAAAAATGAAGATTTCAGGATCTAAAATTACTCTGAATCAGATGTTATTATCCATGACTGCTGATTCTCTGAATTTCTTATCATGGACAAAGACAAAAGATGCTAAGCACGGCAGATATAAGCAGAAAAGCATCTTAAAAACACTTATGGGCGAATATGAAAAAGAGAAAGACGATTTAATGTCATTTGACTCAATTGAAGCCTATGAGGAACACATGAAACAGTTTATTAATTAGGTGACTATATATGGCAGAAACAATTGGAACAGCATATATACAAATAGAGCCAACCACCAAAGGAATTGAAGGTAAAATAACAAGCGTTCTCGGTGGGGAAGCCGAAAAGGCAGGAACTGCTGCAGGAAGTAAACTATCAACTGCACTGGGTTCGGCTGCTAAAGTTGGTGGAGTTGCTCTTGCAGGAATTGCCACAGCATTTGTCGGAGTAACAACAAGTGTTATTAATGGAACTAAAGCAACAGCCGAATATGGTGACAACATTGATAAGATGTCACAGAAGTTAGGTGTCTCGGCTGAATTCTATCAGGAATGGGACGCAGTACTTCAACATTCTGGCACTTCAATGGATTCCATGAGTGCTACATTTAAGAAACTTGCAACAGCTTCGCAGAGTGCATCAGCAGACCAGGAAGCAGCATTCAATGCGTTAGGACTTTCGATGGAGCAGGTGTCTTCCATGAGTACGGAAGAATTGTTCAGTTCTGTTATAACAGGATTGCAGGGCATGGAAGAAGGCACTGAAAGAACTGCACTTGCGACAGAGCTTTTAGGTAAGGGCGCAATGGAAATGGGCGCACTGCTTAATACTTCTGCAGAAGACACTCAGGGCATGATTGATACCGTGCATGAGTTGGGCGGTGTTATGTCTGATGAGGCTGTAAAAAATGCTGCAGCTTTCCAAGATTCATTACAGAACCTTCAAACATCATTCGGTGGTCTGAAAAACAATTTGATGGCAGAATTCCTTCCGAGCATAACTACTGTTATGGATGGATTAGCAAAACTTGCAAGTGGTGACGATTCAGGGCTTGCGTTATTAAAAGAGGGAATTGTTCAATTTTTGGCTAATATAAAAGCCATGATTCCTGATTTGTTGGATATTGCAGCCGAGTTATTACTGACATTCGTTGATGCAATAGTCGACAACCTTCCTGAGATTGTAGAAATCGGAATAGAAATTATTCTGAAACTTATAGTCGGAATAATGAAGGCCGTTCCCAAACTTATACAGAAAATGCCTGAGATTATTAAGGCCATTGTTACAGGGTTAAAAAATGCATGGCCAGAACTTGTGACTGCAGGTAAAGACATGGTTGAAGGTATTTGGAATGGTATCAAATCAATGTGGTCAAGTTTAAAAAGTAGGGTAACGAATCTTGCAAGCGACCTTGTTGATTCTGTAAAGAATTTCTTCAAAATTGGTTCACCTTCCAAATTATTCCGTGATGAAATCGGTCAATGGATTCCTGCTGGTATTGCAGTTGGTATAGAAGGGAATATAAGCGAACTTGATGAGTCTATGGATGTTATGCAGTCTGCGTTAGATCCGAATCAGTTAGACATCTCAAGAACGTATACAACAGATTACGATACAACATCAAACAATGATGGAATTCTCGCAATGCTTGGGCAGTATTTGCCACAGCTTGCTAATATGCAGATAGTTTTAGACAGTAATACTCTTGTTGGGGCGACAGCACCTGCAATGAATACTGCACTCGGTAAAATATCTGCAAGAGAGGGGTACAGGTAAATGTTAAAGAAAACAGACGGAGTTGAAATCATACTCGCAAAAACCGATGTATCATATCACTCTTACGATGATTTAGATTTAATAATAACTAATGCGTGTTCAATATCTGCACCCGAAATAAATAGTGATTATATTTCAGTTAAGGGCCGTAATGGTATGCTCGACATATCAGAAGCTCTTACTGGAAGAATCACATACAAATCAAGACACATTTCGGTTAATTTTGCAGGAATATACCAGGATGAAGACTGGGACAGCAAGATGTCTTTATTGAGAAATCGCTTTGATGGTCAGATGGTTAAACTCATTTTTGATAATGACTCTGGCTATTATTGGTACGGACGTTGCCAGTTAATCAATTTTGAACGTGAGAGAAACTGTGGGCGATTCGTTCTTGATATTCCAAACGCAGACCCATACAAATACAATGTTCAAGCATTTAATGAAGATTGGTTATGGGATTCATTCGATTTTGACAATGGTTACGTTACAGAAGCGACAGAGCACACAATTACTGGACATACAGAGATTTCTCTAAATGCAGGAAACATGCCTGTATCACCAACAATTGTAGTTACAGCCTTAACTGGTTCTCTTACAGTTCAGAAATACGGAGATACAAGAGTTATTCCGTTGAGCCTTGGAGAAAATAAGGTGTATGCAATCACAGTAAACGATAGCACTGCATCAACATTGATATTTGAAGGTAACGGAACATTCAGTATTAACTACAGAGGGGGAAGCCTATAGTGTTTGAAATTACATTAAACGGCAAAACACTGTATCATCCGAACGCACCTGATTGCGCAATCACCAAAGCAACTATCCATGAAGAGTTGAACGATGCAGGTTACATGGAAATTACAGTTCCAAATAGTAACCCTGTATACGATGAACTGGTCGAGAGAAAAGGCAAGATAGTCGTATATAAAAATAGTGTTGAATTATGGTATGGAGAGATACGCGATATAACAGTCGATTTTGCCAAAAATAAGACACTTTATGTTGTGGGTGAGGCTTTATACCTAAACGATACAGTACAGCCGCAGAGAGCCTTAAACGGCACTAAATACGAGGTATTCTCAGCAATTATTAACCATCATAACAGCATGGTTGAAGCTGACAAACAATTCCTACCTGGAACGATAGGACATAACGCAAATTCGACAACAAATATCGTTACAGATTGGGAATATACACTTAATGCTATCAGAGAGCATATATGTGAAAACGAAGAGTATTTCAGGATTCGTCACATAGGCAATCAGAGATACATAGATGTAATGCCGTTGGAAAGTTACGGAAAACGTTCTGAGCAGGATATTATGTTCGGCGACAATCTTCTTGATTATGTTGAAGAGAGTTCCGGTGCAGACATTGCAACAATATGTATTCCACTTGGTGCCAAGATTGAAGAAGGCGCAATTGAAGGTTATGAGAATTATCTAACCTGCACAGAAGCAAATAATAATAAAAATTACGTTGAACTGCCAGGAGCGATAGACAGATTGGGTCGAATCACTAAGGTGGTTCATTTTAATGTGCTAACAACTCCAGAAGCACTTGTAACAGCTGCAGTCAATTATCTACAGTCTGCACAGTATGCAAAACTTACGTTGAATCTATCAGCCGTGGATTTATCTATATTGCAGACAGATATTGATAACTACTCGGTTGGTGACTATGTAAGAGCGATTTGTGAACCAATGGGCATGGATGCTTGGTTCCCTATCAGAAAACGTGATACAGACCTTCTGGACATACAAAATAATAAGATTTCTCTCGGATCAGAAGGAACGAAGTCATTCACAGCGCAACAGGCTCAGTCAATTAGTGACATAAGCGAACTTATTCCGAATAAAGATACCATTCTGAATGCAGCTTTAAGAAATGCTAGTAATTTGATAAATGCGAACGGAACGAACGGAAACGTATCTATCAGAACTGATGAAGACGGCAAGCCGTATGAAATTGTTATCATGAATGCTGACAGCATTGAGCAGAGTACACAGGCTTGGAGATGGAATTTAAACGGATTCGGTCA